CGCCACTGGCGGAGTACTTCGGAGACGACCCGTTCGCCGAGATTATCGACGCCGAGCCCGAGCCGGAGAGCTAGGCCATGCCCTACACGTGGGATCGCACCGCCCTGCGCTACCGCTACCCGAACGGGCGGCTCGTGCCGGAGCGCACCGTCGAGAACCGGGCGCAGCGCTACGTCGAGGACGCGGGCCGGGAGATGCGCGGCCTGACGGACCGGCTGATTAACGAGTCGCTGTCGCTGCCGGAGTTTGAAGCCGAGATGCGCCGGCTGATGAAAGACGTGCACATCAACATGTTGCGGCTGGGGGCGGGGGGCCGGGCGGCGGCGACCAGCCAGCACTACGGCAAGGCGGGGGCCATCCTGCGCGAGCAGTACCGCTTTTTGCGGGGCTTCGTCGACGACCTGCGGGCGGGCCGGTACGCCAGCGCGCCGGGACAGGCGCGGGCGCGGGCGCAGATGTACGGCAAGGCGGCCTACCAGAGCTACTGGGCCGCCCGGCAGTACGCGGCACAGGCGGCGGGCTACCTGTGGAAGCGGCGGGTGCTGCACCCCGGCGAGTCCTGTGAAGATTGTGTTGCTCAGTCACAGCTCGGGCTCGTGCCGATTGATGATCCGCGCGTCACCGGCGTCCGCGACGGCTCGACTAGATGCCTAACTAATTGTAACTGCGAGATCGTCTTTGAGCGCACCCTGCCGTCCGCATGAGCGCGCCGCGATTCAAACCACGCGACTTGCGCCGCATGACTTGCGGCCTCCCGGCTTTCGGAGTAGCATAGACGCATGATCGGCATCAGCGTGATGGGCAGAGACGACGTGATCCGGCGCATCCAGCCGGTGGTGAATGGCCGCGCGCACCGCGCCGGGCTGGAGCGGGGCATCCGCGAGCTCGTCGAGGTGTTCAAGCGCTACCCGCCCTACCGCTACGTACCGCAGCGCATCGACTATTCCGAACGGCAGCGGCGCTTCGTCATGGCGGCCATCCGCGAGGGGCGCATCACGCCGGGCCGGGCGAACCGCTCCGGGCGCTTGCGCCGGGGCTGGCAGTCGCTCATCAGCGGCGACTCGGCGCTCATTTACAACGAGGAGCCGGGCGGCGATTACGTCATGGGCGACCGGCAGACCGGCAGCCACGCGCGCCGGGGCTGGCGCACCGTGGACGATCTGACGGCGCGCAACGCCGAGAAGTTCATGCGCCGCTACCGGAGCGCCGTCGACGACGCTCTGAACGGGAGACTGTAGCATGTTCGTTCGTGCAATTAAGGCCGACAGTGGCGAGTGGGTGCTCGACGTATTGGGCGCGCCGTTCTACGGCCCCTACGGCGGGCGCGATGCGGAGGGCGAGTATTTCACCCCCGACACCGACTTCTGGCTCGACAAGATCGCCGAGCGGCCGATCCTGCACTACCACGGCCTGAAGGACCGCCAGCCCGAAGTGATCGGGCGCGAGCTGAAACACTGGATTGACGAGGCCGGCGTGTGGTTTCAGGTGCAGCTTGACAAAGCAAGCGTCACGGCAAGCCGCATCTGGGAAGCTGCGCAGCGCGGCGTGGCCCGCGCGTCTTCGGGCGCGATCAGCCACCTCGTGCGCGAGCAGCCGGACGGACGGATCGACGTGTGGCCCATCGGCGAGCTCTCGCTCATGGACGGCAGTGTCGATCCCCCGGCCAACACCTACGCCGTCGCCTATCCCGCCGCTAAGGCGCTGTACGCCGCCGCCGGGCTTGAGCTGCCCGAGGGCGCGATCCCGGAGGAGCCCGAGGGGGGCTCAGTGGACGCGCCGGCCAACGAGGGCCCGGTTGACGAGACGTACCGCCGGCGCGTGCTGGTGCACCTGGCACTCGACGAACCCTAACCACCAAAGAGGACAGCATGGACCCCAGAGAACTACTTAAGAAGCTGTGGAAGGAGGCCCGCGCCCTGGCGATCAAGGCCGAGCTCTCCGACGAAGAGGCCGCCCGCCTGGTCGCCATCATGGGCGAAGACGGTACCGGCGAGGACCCGGCGTGCGAGCTCGCCAAAGTCAAGGCCCGCGTCAAGGCGCTGGACGCCTTCGAGGCCTTCGAGGCCGCCGGCGACGAGCCGGCAGCCGCCGACGAGCCCGACGAAGACGCGCTGGCACAGCGCGTCGCCGACAAGCTGGAGCCCCAGCTCAAGGGCCTGATCCACCGCGAGGCCCCCGCCCTCCTGCGGGGCGGGCGCGGCGAGCAGACCATCAGTGAGGAGACGCCGTTCTCGGACGCCGTCAAGGCGCTGGCGAAGGGCCAGTTCAAGAGCGTGCATATCCCGCTCTACCCGATGCCGAAGGACTCCCCGCGCTACAAGGCGCTGGGTGAGGGCATCGACCACGCGGGCGGCTATCTCGTGCCGATGGAGCGCAGCAACCAGATGATCGCGCTGCTGCGCGCCCGCACCGCCGTGCGCGCCGCCGGGGCAACGGTGGTGCCGATGGCCTCCGACTCGCTGATGATCCCGCGCCAGACGGGCGGGGCGACGGCCTACTGGGTCGGCGAAAACCAGCAGATCCAGGACTCGGACCAGACGTTCGGGCAGGTGGAGCTGCACGCTAAGAAGCTCGCCGCGCTCACGATGCTCTCGTCTGAGCTGTACGCGGACAGCGACCCGGCTATTGAGGCCATCGTGCAGGCGGATCTCGCCCGCGTGCTGGCGCTGGAAGAGGACATCCAGTACCTGCGCGGCACCGGCATCGGCAACACCCCCACCGGCCTGGAGAACATCGCCGGCGTGGGCGGCACCACGCTCGGCCAGGCCGGGGCCGGCGCGACGCCGACCTTCGACGACTTCGCCGACGCCGACTACGCGCTGGATGCCGCCAACGTGCCCACCGAGGGCCGGGCGATCATCGCGCACCCGCGCCTGAAGAACACCTTCCGCAAGGAGGTAGACCTGCAGGGCCGCTACATCTGGAGCGACCCTGCAACGCCGGGCGACCCGCCGACCGTGTGGGGCATCCCGCTGTTCTTCACCACGGCGATCCCCATCAACCTGAACATCGGCGGCACCACCACCCATACCAACGTCTACTACGGCGCGTGGGGCGAGGCCCTGATCGGCCAGCGCAAGACGCTGGAGCTGCGCGCCAGTGACGTGGCCGGCAACGCCTTCGAGTTCGATCAGGTGTTCATCCGGGCCATCATGCGTGTGGACTTCAACGTCCGGCACGCGGCGGCCTTCTACGTCATGCGCGGCGTCCGCCCGTAGTGACGGCCTGACTGACTGAAGCCACGGGGCGGGCGGTGACGAGCCGCCTGCCCCATCACAGACGAGGGAACCATGAGCAACATCCACATGCTACACGAGCACACGCAGAGCGTCCACCTGCTGGACGCTCAGGAGATCGCCATCGCCGGCAACGAAGACGGTGTCGCCGTGGACTGCACCGGCTGGGACAAGCTCAGCGTGCAGATCAACGTCGGGGCCATCGGCGCGGGCGGCACGCTGACCGTCATCGCGCAGGAGGGTGCGGTCCCCGCGCCCATCGCCGGCGCGCAGGTGGTGGTCGCCGCGGCTGACGACCAGGCCACCTACGAGATGGACATCGATCTCCGCGAGCTGACCTCGAAGATCATCACCATGAACGCGGCGGCAGCGGTCGGCTCGGCAGTGGTGGCGATCTCGGGCCGGCTGTACCGCGGCAACGTCATGCTGCCGCCGGTGCCGGAGAACACCGTCGTCACCGTCTAGTCTCGATAGGCTTGCGCCCGCGGGCGCTCATGATTTGAGGGAGCGGGCTGGCGCGCCCAACCCGCTCCCCGCGCAACCGGAGGAAGCATGGCAAAGAAGCGAATCAAGGACACGCGGCCCGAGCCGGAAGCCGAAACCCCTGAGGGGATCATTCTGGCCCGCGTCGTGCGGGCCGGGCGCGGCTACGTCGTCGGCGACGAGATCGGCGTCACCGAAGCGGAGTTCCGCGAGCTGGGCAGGGCCGTGGTGCGCGTTGGTGCGGAGCCCGAGCCGGAGCCGGAGCCCCCGGCAGAGGACGGGGAGCCGGAACCGGAAGACCCCGAAGCTGCCGAAGCCGAGGAGTAAGCCGTGATCGTCACGCTCGCCGACTACGCCGCCTACCGCGTGCTGTCGCTCGAGGACGTCTCGGAGGATGAGCAGGCGCGGATCACCGGCCTGCTGGAACGGGCGCAGGCGCGTGTCGAGGCCCACTGCCAGCGGCGCTTCGAGCCGGTTGTGGAGACGCGTACCTACGATGCGCGCGGCCCGCACCTGCAGGGGC